CAAATATTGCATCATCATAAATAAAGATGATAAGTTATTTGCATCCAATGTACCAAACCCTTCATCTATTACTAAGAAGTTTGGACGAGGTAATCCACAAATGTTAATTAGAGCTACTCTAATCGCCAATCCACTTACGAATTTTTCCATACCACTACACATCTCCAATGGCCACTCTTGGTCTTCGTAAACAATTTTTGCATTGATAGATTTACCATCGATATCCATTACGATACTAAAATCAACAACTTGCGCAAGTATATTATTGATTTCATTCTCAATAACTGGCATAGCTTTTGAAATCAATTCATATGGAATACCATCACGTTTGATTGCATCCAAATAATAAGTGTATAGGCGGTTCTTTTCTTCTAAATCTTTAACTTCATTCATCTTAGCTTTTATACCCTCTATAAACGATTCTAATGAAGAAATAGAGCCATTCAATCCTGCTATATCTTTGTTAATGGATTTAACTTCCGATTCTATTTCGCCCTTTGTTCTACTCAATCCGGCAATCATAGATTCGATTTGTTTATTACGTTCAATCGTATCTTCATTATCGTGATATTTTTGGATATCAACTTTTACTTGCTCTAATTGAGTATCGTACAATTTATTTTGAGTTTCAAATCCATTTAATTCCGCAATTGTTTTTTCTTTAATTACAATTGCTTTCTGATATTTGGCTTTTAACTCTACCAACGTTTCCCATTGTTCTTCTACATCGGAAATATAAGATGCTTGTTGAATTAAAGATTGGTGTTTATTACCTAATTCCGATAAAGTATCTTCTTGCTCTTCTACTTTGGATTTTGTTTCCAATGCATCTTTTACGAATACATTATTCATACAAAACTTACAATTAGGGTCATATTCATGCTCCTCCAAATGTGAAAGTTTTTCTTTATTAGATTTAATCGATTGTTCTAATAATTCTATTTGATGCTCCGTACCATTAATCTCACTTTTGTATTCATCCCACTCTCTCTTAGCTTCTTCAATTGGTTTACCATTAATTATTTTATTATCTTCGATGGATTGTGAGATTTCAGAAATAGAATTAATATATTCATTTAATTTTGTTTTTTTAGATTTCTCTTCTGCGAGAACATGTAGAATATCTAAACCAATTTTATTTTTCTTTCTTTCTAATGATTCTAAATCTAAACTAACATCAACCGAAACTAACTCTTTAGTTAAAGAAAGTATTTTATCCGATAAATCGTTTATATCAGTTGTCTTAGTTTCTAATTCCTGCTCTTTCTGTCTTAGTTCACCTTTCTTAGCTTGCTTTTCTAATCCTTTTTCTGCCAACTCTGTCGTAAAGTCGGTTTTCTTAAAATTTTTGATAAGTACTGCAACTTCCTTAATATCTTCGGTAGCAGTTTCATATAATTTATCAAAAATATTTAATCCCATAAATTGTGCCAATAAATCTTTTCTTTCCGATTGTGATTTATCTATGAATATAGAATTGTTACCTTGTAATGATAACGCAGTTAATACGAAATCTTCATACTTACCAACATATTGCTCAATTACCGTATTCGTATCTCTACGTTCCGTTCCGTTAAGTGATGTAATTACTCCACCTTCTTCTTTCCAAAACTGAACATCTACCTTTACGTTCTTCCCTTTATTAATAGTTCTTGCCGTTCTCTTAATGTGAAAATTAATTCCGTTTACTTGGAAATGTAACTCACATTCGAAATCTGATTTACGATTATTCATAATGTGAGTAGCTTTGAATGCTCTACTACATTTATCAAATAAACAAAAAGATATAGCATCAAATAGTGATGATTTACCACTAGCATTTGGTGCGAATAATCCCATCAATCCACCTACTTTAGCAAAATCAATCTTATTGTTTTCACCATAAGAGAACATATTACTGAATGTGAATTTGATTGGTTTCCAATGAATGTTTCTATGTACTTCCTCTTGTACTATTCTATTATTTATGTCCGTATTGATTACTTCTAATGAATCTAAGTCCGCATCGGTTGTAAACGGCATCATTCTTTGAATATAATCTCTTACTAATGTATTTTGATAATTAACATCGGTTATATCTTCAAAATCTAATTTGTTTAATCTATTTCCTGTCTTTTGTTTATTAAATGAATCTGTTCTGATGATTGTAAAATCTTCAACTCCATATCTCATTTTTATCTCAGTCATTACCTTTTTAGTATCAGCCGTATCGGTATTTGATAAACGAACTCTTAAACGGGGTTTCTTCGGCATATCCGTTACAATTGGAACTATACCATTATCAACATCTAAAGTATAATAACCATATTCATTTGGAATATCGATTGCCTCATATTTCAATGAATCCAAATCCCAAGCTAATAATCCATGTCCGTTTAAACTTTCACCAAAATTTTGTTGAACTAATGAACCGGCGTAAACTACTTTACATCCGCTTGGAGAAATCATAGTTTGTCTTTTATGGATATCACCCAAAAGTGCTAAATCATAACCATCAAACATATCGGTTGTAAAATGCCTACTACTTACAACATATCCAACATCGGTTTGTGAATTATCTACCGGTCCGTGAAATAATGCAATTTTTGTTTTACCTTTTAAAGTATCTGCTTTAGGCCAATTCTTTTTATCATCAAAAATACTGAATACACCAAAATCTACATCTGCAATAGAGTAAACTTGCGTATCTCTTAGATATGTAAAGTTTGGTAAGTTTAGTGCTTCAACAATTGGAGTAAGTACATCCAATCTATCGGAATTATTCATATTACAATCGTGATTACCCGTAATAAGAATAGTTTCACAATGTTTAGAACATTCCGTAAATAACCAGCTTATCTCCCTAACTAATTCGGGAGATAATTCCAATTTAGCATGGGCGATATCCCCTGCTAAATAGATGAGTGAATTTTCCGTACCTCTTTTACGAATCTCTTCAAACATCTTTTCAAACACCTGTCTATACTCTTTGTGTCTTTGTACGTTACGAATGTGTACATCCGCAATATGATAGATTGTTTTTAATCTTTTCATAAACTATTTATTTTGTTTAATAGTAATTCTTCGCTTGAAAACTCTTTAGTTTTCTTTAGTTCTTCATAAAATTTTTCGTAACCCATATCTGCCGCATCTTTATCTCTAAGATACATCATTTTTACATTTATTCCGTTCTTTCTAAAATAATCAGCTGCTTTCAATGCTTCATTGATTGCATCATTATCCAATGAAATAACAATATCGGTAACCCCACCCATAAAGATTTTCTCAACTAATTGTTTAGAAGGAAACTTACCTAAAAGTGGAATTGCGTTTCTTTTAATAGTAATTGCATCAAACACACCTTCACAAAGAATGATTGGTTCTTTCCAATTTATTTGTGATTCAAAGCAAATTATATTTTTACTGATTGGTGGATTTTTATATTTCATTTTCTCTTCTGAATAGTATGAACGAGAAACAAAATAATTTAATGAACCTTCTGAATTATATGATGGGATTATTACTCTTCTTGCATATAATCCTTCTTTACAATATCCAATATTATGTTTTATAATATCTTTTATACCAATACCTCTTTGAGTTAGATAATGTATAGCGTGTTTATATTCAGGATTAAATCCGGATGGTTCTTCTGCTAAACTAATAAATTCTTTTGGAAGTGAAATGAATACCTTTGTTTCAGCATCTTCTTGTTGTGGAGTCCAATTACTATCCCCATATATTTCTCTGATTAGAGATATAGTTTTTCTATCAACATCCAATTTACGAAGTAAAGATGTTAATTTTTTACCACCACTATTACAAGTCCAACAATGCCATTTTTGAGTTTCCGTATTAACTTGTAGTTTTGGTTTATGATGATTACAAAATGGACAGTAAAATGCTAATTCATTACCCTTTAGAGTAAGACCATTGCCCAATACATTAGTAAGGGCAGTAATTACCTTATTTTTATCATTGCTACTTAACACAAACCAAATATACTACAAATATTTGAAATTACCAAATTTTTATGGTTCTAAAAACCATTCTTCGGGTATTTCTTTATCTGCGTACTTATAACCATTCTTTTCGCACCATATTCCATAGGTGGTCTTTGAATTTTTACTGATTTTGTTCTTTGAGTTTGAAAAAACGAAACGGATATCTAATTCCGGATGTTGCTCTTTTACTAATTGATGTTTTTTACGGTCTGCTGCAACAAATCTACCTTTAGTTTCCACTATGATACCATTTGGTAATCTAAAATCGGGATTGTAAGTATGTTGGGTAGCGGGTATAGTGTAGGGAATCTTTTCGGATTCATATTGTACAACAATTCCTTTACTTTCGATTTGAATAGAAATGTTTTCTTCAAGACCGGATTTGTATCCATACTTTCTAGCAACCCATTTGCTAGATTTCTTTGTAACTTTTTTAGCCATTAAATTATTTTTTTACTGAATCTGAATATTTCTTATCAGATACTTCTCCACCTCTGCCAGTTTTAAACTTTGCAGCAGTTAATACTTGGTCATCTACTTTTTTCAAATCATTTGTAGTATATGGTGTTTTTGAGTTAACACCAGCTTCAAATGAAATTTTATCAACTCCTAATGCTGATTGTTGTGCTTTGTATAAATCTAAAATCTTTGACATAGTTTCTATTGTTTAATATAAATATAAATTAAGTATCAAAACGAATAATAAAGTTTACAGGTATATCCGGCTCTGATTTAATTGGTTGTGGTAATTTTGCTACTGCAACTAAATCACAATTATCATCGTATAATCCAATTGTTGTAATAAATGGTGCTAAGAATGAACCTGTTGAATCTACCGAACCACTTAAATCGTAATGTTCAAATCCACCACTAACTGATGATGTATAATTTGATGTAAATCTATAATCTAATGTATTACCATTTTCCAATGTAGATAATTTACGAATATATTTAACACCAGGTGTTGTAGTTGTTTTATATATTTTACTATCTGAACCCGTTATGTATTCATCTACTCTACCAACTTCTACAATCGCAGATGGGTTTTGTGATACATTAAACTCATCTTCATTAACAATCAATAAATATTCATGCTCATAAATTGTTTTTGTAGATTTATAATCTAACTTCCAATCGTTTTGTAATTTAGTCGCAGAATCTCTTGTTAATACTATTAACCCCTGATTATAAAATACATTACCAATTTTTATACCTTGTGATTCTTCTGGTAAAAATGGTATATCTTCTGCAATTGCAATACCTGATTCAATATCTAAACTAATCAATTGTATAGTTGGTTGTGATTGTCCGTTGATTTTGATATCCAATGTTCCACTTTGTATATCAAATGCACCAATATATGTCTCCAATGATGCACTATAAATATATTCCGATAAATCTGTGAAATTTATTATTGCTA